GAAGTGAAGAGTTTACGGCTTGTTTTAAAGCTTGGTGTTCTTCGAGCAACTGCGACATTGATGCCATGCAGTATAATGCCAATCACTAGAAACATACCACCAAAGATAAAAGCTTCAAATGAGAGAGTGGTTTGATACACGCTAATCAGTAAGTTAAGTGCAATAGGAATAGAACACAATAAGACAAACAATCCTTGGTAGAAGACAGATTCTTTTGAATAGATTCTCATCTTAGGATGATGTTTGAAGTAAGCGGTGATGTTGCTTTGTGCTGCGGTGATGGAGTTGTAGAAATTGTGTTTAAGTTCTGTTGTGGTGACTGTATCACGATTTCTAAACAAATCATTAAACAGCATTAACTCAGCTTTGATTCCTTGATCAAGTTCTCTTAATTTAGTGAAACGGACAGTCTTTTTATCGATTTCTTCAATAGTCATGTACCCTTGGCTTGCCCAATAGATGATGAGAGATAACACATCCTTGGTATCCACAAAACCATCAAACACATAACCTACCATGGCGGAGGATAATCCTTGTGGTGGATTCCATCCGACCACTTCAGTGACTGGATCATCTTTTCCGTGTTTTTGGAAAACGATGACCATAAAGATGAGGATAATGACACTTAAAAGTAAGGAAATATAAGTATAATCAATGCGTGGTGGAAAATCAAAGAAACCACGTGGTAAATCCATATCAATGGTAAATGCTTCGTAAGGATTAAGGTATTGATTGAATGTTCCACTGATGGAATTGGAAGTGATGGTCAGTTGAGGTATCACTGAAGTACTGTTGGAGGACATTCCAGCGTAAAAGCGAGGCGTTAATCCAATGATGCTTTTCTCAAACTCCACATTGAAAGTGACTTTCTCTGTTGGGACTTCCCACTCACTTCCAATGAAATTAAGATAAAAGCGTTGTCGTCCTTCTAAACGCAAATCTCGAGTGTTCATTGTATAGGAGTAAACATAGGTTTGAGGGCCATTCACATAAATGCCTTCTTCACCAAGCTTTAAAGTAACTCCTTGACGATAACGTTCAATGAGTCCGGGAGTATTAAGAATTTGAATGTTAGTTAGAGGAAAAAGGTATTCTCTCACCTCCGTGTTACCATCAAGTTCCCATCGCATTTGATAGGCTTGAGGGATGTTCACAAAGAGTCCGTAGTAAGGAGATGAAAATGTCACATTCAGGGTATGTTTAAAATCATACTGACCATTTTCTTTAACGAGGATGTCGATGTGATGGTTATTAACGATGATGTCTTGATTGGCATGAAGGGGAGATATCCACAGAAACAACCAAATCAAAGACATTAAGACGATTTTCTTCTTCATTTTGACTAGTTGACCTTCTTTTTCTGAGTCCAAGTGATGATTAAATCAAAGAGCACACTAATGATTGAACCGATTAAAATAATGTAGATGTACATGAGAGATCCAGTTAATGAGGCAAAAGCATTGGATCGTTGTGAGAAGTAAAATAAGTAAAGGCCACACGCATTCAGGAAAGTCACTAAGAAAAGAGCTAATCCTAAACGACGTTGGGTTTTGATGAGACCAAAAATGACTAAAGAAGCATATAGCGCGAATGGAACAAGTTCCAATATGGTGGTTAGTTCACGCTCATAGCCAAGTAAGACGAAGTTTCCCACAAGAAACACAACAACAGAGATAATCAATGCCCCCAAAGCGACCCATAGCGCATTCTTTCTATTAAATAGTTGGCTCATATAGCTCCTATTGAACAAAGAAAGGGCGTCCCCTTTCTTAGAATTGCACCTTCACGTTTTGACGTTGACTTGGATCTTCAACCTCAAAGAGTGGTTTGCGTGTAAATTTGAATATTCCCGCGATAATATTGTTTGGGAATGTTTCGATGGTGGTGTTGTATTGACGAGTGGTACCATTATAAAACTTACGAGACTGCGCAATGTCATCTTCGATAAGTTTTAACTGGCTTTGAAGATCAAGGAACTGTTGGTTTGCTTTTAAATCTGGATAAGCTTCAGATAAAGCGAAAAGACGGGAGAGTACTCCACTGAATTCACCTTCAGCTTTCATCTTATCTTCAGGGGAAGAAGCATTCACAGCCATGTTACGGGCTTGAATGACTTTTTCTAATGTTTCTTGTTCATGTTTGGTATAGCCTTTGACGGTTTCAACTAAATTTGGAATTAAATCATAGCGCTTCATCATGAAAACATCCATGGTTGAGAATGCTTCTTCTACACGGTTTCGTAGTGATACAAAACTGTTGTATGAATTAGCAAAGAAAAGTCCAATGACAATGATGACACCTAAACCAATTAGGAATTCCATAGATAATACCTCTCTTTTTATGTATTATATCACTGTTTTTATGCAAGTATGTTAAAGAGGAGTGAAAGTTGTATCATTTGTGATATAATGTGCATGCAAACGGGGATGTCATGGTTTCGACAGGTCGTTGTTTGATTCAAAGGGCAGTGGTGTGGCTACCTAAAGGCCAACAAAAATATCTGGAAACAGACTTTCTTTCGCTGCTTAATTAGCTAAATACTGCTATCAGCGTGCACCTTATGGGTTGGTCTTTGGCTCATAAACGTGTATCACAAACAAAGAATAAGGTTCACAAGTTGACTCTACGCGTGTTCCCGACAATCCCATTGAGTCAATCATCTCTTGCTTGTCATGTCCTTAAGAGGTGATTAATAGCGATATGACTAAACTGTAGAACTTTGAATGTGAGACACTTCTTGGACAGGAGTTCGACTCTCCTCATCTCCACCAACCTTACCTTGTGTCACTTCCTTTCCAGTGGAAGTGACTTTTGCTTTATTGCCAATTGGATCAAGTTTGAAATTGATGTTTACTTCATCATCATGAATGATGATATTATCCACCAGTGCATCAATGATTTCTTTCTTCACATTAATATCTGCTTCATGAATTTTATCTCTCATGTCATACATGTATGCTTTAATTTTTTCAACTTCAAGATGCTCAAAATGACTGTGGTTCAGTTCATTTAGTCTTGATTCATAATGCTCAATCTGTTCTTTGATTTTATTTGTTTTAGTTGTGAGTATTCCTTTATCAATGTCACCTTCAAGATACAAATCAAATAGTTTATCAACTTGGAACTTAAGAGAGTTCCTTTTTTTATTGATGTCCTCAGCCAATTCTTTATTGATGCCAATCGCTTTATCAGCAATTTCAATAATCATCTTTGAAAGTTCATTGATTGCTTCATCACTTAATATTTCATCACGAATCATATCAAACACATAATCTTCAAGCAGATCAGCACGAATGGCCTTATTTTTGCAATCACCATTCTTTCTTTGTCGCTGGTTGCACGCATAGATAAAATACTTTGTTTCTTTATCTCGACCACGATAATAAGAAGCACCAACATAAGATGATCCACAGTGGCCACATTCCAGCTTGCCAGTGAGCAGATAAACACGAGTTGCATTCATACGTGGTTTTTGATTTTGATTAAGTTTAAGCTGTACACGATTCCACAAATCATCTTCTATGATTCTTGGAAGCGCATCATCAATACGTGTGATATCTTCATCTTTTTTTAAAACACGATTGCCTAACTTCTTGGATGCACGTTTATTGAACACATACCTTCCTATGTACTTTTCATTACGAAGAATATCAAAAATGCTATTCTTACCAAATGGCCGGTTAAGTTTTGTTTTATAACCACCATCATTGAGTGCATTAGCAATCATGTTATATCCATAACCATTAGCGTACATTTCGAAGATAAGGCGCACAGCTTGCGCTTCTGTTGGATTTATTGAGTATGTCTGATCCTTATTCACATTGAAACCTAAAGGCGCTACACCACCATTGTGAAGCGCTTTAAGAGCATTCTCATTCAATCCCTTGCGAACTTCACGTGCTAGGTTCTTTGAATAGTACTCTGCCAGTCCTTCCAGCACTGATTCAAGAATGACTGATTCAGGGCTATCATCAAGCTGCTCAAGAACAGAGATAATCCTTACACCATGCTTCTTCAGTTCGTTTTTATAAAATGCACTGTCATATCGATTTCTAGCAAAGCGGTCAAGCTTGTGAACAATAATCAAATCAAAGATTCCTGACTTGGAATCATGTATCATCTGAAGAAATTGTTCACGTTGATCAGTGGTTGCACTTACAGCTTCATCTTGGTAAATCCTAACTATCTCATGTCCACTTTTCTTGCAATAATCATTAATGGCACGCAATTGAGCATCTATGGATTCTTGGCGCTGGTTATCACTTGAAAATCTTGCATACAATGCTGCTTTCATAAAATCACCTCAAGTGTAAATTTCATTAAGTTTATCAGTTGCATCTGATGATAATCTAAAATCAACAATCACACCAAAACTTTTATCATTACCACCAATAATTTTACTGACTACAATTTTAGTACAATAATCTTGCAACAATGTTAGTTCTTCTGCTTCTTCTTTTGGAATTGAACCAATTGATAATCCATCATGCATAATTTCTACTGCAGGTTTACCTTTAAAGTCATAATATCTTGCTGTTAAAGTATCTCTTCTGTTTAACAAAGCAATATTATCTTGTCTATTATCAAAGGTAACTCCTGTTAGTTTAATGAATTTACCATATCCAAAACTTAATCTTTTCCATTGACCATAATTAGTATTATAAAGACTTTTTAGATCATCATCTTCATCATCCTCATCATTTTCATAATCTTCATCATAGTTGTCAATTTCAAAGTTTAAATTAGGTTTATTATTTTCAACCTTAATCTTTAGCTGATTTTTATGTTTAAGTTTTGCAGCATAAATTAGAAATACAATAATGAAGTATGATATCAAAAATAACAGTCCAACGAAAAATAGATCACTAAAAATAAAAGCAAATGAAATCATGATCCAAAACAAAGATAAAATAGCAAATGCAATGATAAAGAATAAGTTAATGATTTTTTTCATAGTTCCCTCCGTATCTCAACCACCTTACCAATTATAGTCACTGGTAAAAGTGAGATTTGCTCTTTGTTATAATGAATGACATTAAATAAGTTGTTCAATGGAATAAGTGTAATTCCATTATCTTCAAATATAATTTTCTTACAAGTCGCTTCATCACCATTAACTTTTACAATAGCGATGTTACCGTTATCTACCAATTCTTGCTGTCTAACAATTAGAGTATCACCATTCTCAATCTTTGGAAGCATAGAGTCACCCTTTGCTTTTAATCCAAAGAAATTACCACGATTTGCCATTTCCAATGATATCTCTTCAAAATCAATTATTTCTTCAATTGCACTAATTGGAACTCCGCAAGGCACTGTACCAAGCACAGGGATTTTTATACCATATGATTCTTTGAAATAACTTTTGTCCTCAACTAATTCAGATTTATAGACACCAAAGTAATCCGCCAATTGTTGCAACTTATCAATACGTGGATATTTTTTCCCATTCATCCACTCAGAGATAGTTGTTTGGCTAACTTTTAAATCGTGAGCTAAATCCATTTGTGTCTTACCGTTCAGTTTCATAAACTTACTTAAGTTCTTAGATAAGACTTCTCGATTACCAATCATATGAACACCTCCTTAAAGTTATTATATGCCTAACAAAGAGAAATAAAAAGCATAAAAATGTAAAAAAATTCACTTTTAGCGTTGACAATATAACTTAAAGCAATATAATTTAATCAAAGGAGGTATGTTATGCCAACATTTACCATTACTCTAAAGGCAGCACGTGTTAATGCTAACAAGAAAATTGATGAAGTAGCCAATTATATTGGTGTTTCCAGAAGAACTATTATCAATTGGGAATCAGGAATGACCGTTCCAGATCATGATTTAGCTAAAAAAATGGCTGACTTTTATGGAATTGATTTATCACACATTTTTTTTGGTCGTAATATCGCTTTAAGCGAATTAGAAAACTAAAAGTAATAAAGAGAGGAAATAAAAATGATTAAATTCAAAGGTAAAAGATATCGACCAACAATTCTAATGATGTATTTGTCGCTGATTATGTTCATTGCATTATCAACATTAGTGAATAACCAAATCAATTTATTAGTGCTTATACCAATTCAAGTAACAGCATTCACATTTGCAGTCATCCTAGCAATTGGTGTAATGAGCCATGAATAAAATAGGTGAAAGAAAAGTTACAACTAACGTAACAAAATCAAACGTTGATTATAAGCAGCTGGCAAAAGTCATTCTTGAGGCATATATGAAATCGAGGTGCATCGTAAATGAACAAAAAAGAGATGTATCAAGTTCTGGATGAATTCATCCTGGAACTAAAGTATCAAGAGAAAGCTGAAAGAACGCTAAGCAAATATAAAGCAGATATTCTTAAGTTTCTTGATTCAATTAAACACGAAAGTGAGATTACCAAAGATGATGTGTTGCTTTTCAAAAAGATGATAAGTGAAGGAAAATACAAGCCACGTAGTATCAATTCTTACATAGTTGCAGTAAACAAATTTCTCAAGTGGTGTGGCAACGAAGATATGAAAGTTAAGAAGTTGAAAATGCAAATGAAGAATAGCATTGACAACATCATAAGCATATCCGATTATAAGCGACTTCTAAGATTTGCAAAGAAGCTGAATCATGATGATATTTACATGATTATGAAGATAATCGCTACAACTGGAATCAGAATAAGTGAATTAAGATTCTTCACAGTTGAATCTATTAAGTCATCATTCTACATTCACGTAAGAAACAAAGGTAAGGACAGAGATATCATCCTGACTCAAGAACTAGCTAGAGAATTGAGAAAGTACTGTAAAGACCACAATATCAATTCCGGTCGAATATTTAATTTAGGTGATTTAGCGATATGGCGAAAGCTCAAAAAGATTGCAGGTGCTGCACGTGTCAATAAAGATAAGGTACACGCACATTCATTTAGACATTTATTTGCTAAAGAGTTTATCTCTGAATACAACAATCCATTGGAACTAGCAGACATACTTGGTCACAGTTCATTGGAAACAACCAGGATCTACACTAGATCAACCAACGAGGAAAAGCGCAAGAAGCTTGAACAGATGAAAATCAAAGGGGTGAAAAAGTGACACTCGAGCAAGCAAAAGAGTATTTAAAAAGTTTTGATAAGTTATCAGATGAAGCAAAAGCAATTAATAAGAGAGCATTTGAAGATGCACAGCAATTGTCGGCTTGGGTATCAATTGCAGAACATGGTTCAGATGAATATAAAAAACAAGCATTAAGAATCATTAAAAGCATTTAAAAAGTGAGGTGAAAAAATGATTAACTACTATGAATCCATTCCAATTGGTAAAGAAAATGCAGTGTTAAGAAGTCAGTTGTGTGTGCTGTGGAATATGGATGAGCGCCAAGTGAGATTCACGATTGCGAAGCTGCGAAGTGAAGATAATGGTGATGACTTTGTTATCATATCCACTGCCAATAAAGCAGGGTATTACAGAAGTGATGATCGCAGTGTGATATCAAACTTTAAACAAGAAGTATCACGCAGAGCTAGACATACATTCATTCCACTTAAAAAAGTAAATAGAATTCTTCATACACATCAGAATCAAGCATCAATGACCAATTCATTGAAGATGGCAAGACTTGATGCAAATCTAAAGGGTTCTGATGTTATCAAAGAATTAAAGAAGCTAGATCGTAGGTTTGATAAAAGTCTATTATCAAAAATTGAGAATGGTTTATGTCTGCCAACTCCTGATCAAGTTAGAGTGCTTACAAAACTCTATAATAAGCCAATTAATGATTTGATAGGTATTTATATCAATCATGATTAAAAAACGATTTAAAGGCGGTTGCAACTGCCTTAGAACTGAAAGGAACACATTGAATGGCAGACATCAGAGGGAAAGGAACACTTTATAAAGGTCAATATGGTTGGTCAGTAAGCCAAACCAAGAAAGACCAGCATGGAAACCAACTCACATTTTATATTCCAGTGAGATTTATCAAAAATGCATTACAACGTGTAGCTGATAGAAAGTTTATTGAATTTGAAGGGTTCACGAACCATTACAAAACTAAAGATGGAAAAACAATGACTGACTATGTGATCACTCACATCATGGAAACAGAGTACAGTCAACCAACTGCAACACAACTAGAACAATCACTAGCAAATCAAACAGATGAAGATAAACCTTTATTAAATATTGATAGTGATGACTTGCCATTCTGAAAGGTGGTGAAAATATGGCAGAGGTGAAATGGATTAAGTTAGTTTCAAATTTGTTTGACAATAGAAAAGTTAAGCAAATAAGAAAGATGCCAGAAGGTGATGCAATCATAGTGATTTGGTTGCAACTACTATGCTTGGCAGCAACGATCAACGATAGTGGTTTAGTTTACTTTTCAAAAGACATACCATACACAGATGAAATGCTATCAACAGAATTTGATAGACCATTAAACACTATAAGAATGGCACTTAATATTTTTGTGAAATTCAATATGGTTGAAATAGTCAATGATATCTTGCTTGTATCTAACTGGGAAAAGTATCAAAACACAAATGGGTTGGAAAGAATCAGAGAACAGACAAGAAAAAGAGTAGCAAAACATCGTGATAAATTATTGCTTACTAATGAAAGTAACGTTACTGAAACGCTACATGTAACGTATAGTAACGCAATAGATAAGAAAGAAGATATAGATATAGATAAAGATATAGAAATAAATATAGTGTCTGATATCTTCAAAAATTATTCAAATGGTGACCAATCACTTTATCAATCATTGAAGGATTTCGAAAAAATGAGAAAGTCTATTAAAAAACCAATGACTGATCGTGCAAAGGAAATGCTTCTTCTTGAGTTAGACAAATTATCAGCTGCTGGCGAAAACATTATTGAATGCTTAAATCAAAGCATATTTCACAGCTGGCAGGGAGTGTTCCCAGTGAAACGAGGTGATAACAATGGAACAGTTAAGCAACCTGATGAAAAACGTAAACCTATCTATGAATACGAATCCATCAAGTTATAAACAAGCGAATGTGGATGAGTGGAACAACAACGAGGGTGAGTTGACTGGGTATAAATGCAGTGAATGCAAAAACAAAGGTTACATTATGTTTCTAAATGATGACAACATTGAAACACTTCGTGATTGCAGCTGTAAGAAGATTAGATCCAGTCTGAAAAACATCAAGCAGAGTGGCTTAGAAAACTTATTGGAAGATTACTCATTTGAAAAGTTCACCACTGAAGAATTATGGCAGAAGAAAATCAAAGATTCTGCAATTAGATTCATGAGTGATACTTATGGAAATTGGTACTTTATCGGTGGTCAAGTCGGATCTGGCAAAAGCCACGTATGTACAGCGATTGTAAAAGAGCTTCTGCTTAAAGGCAATGAAGCGCTATACATGAAATGGCGAGATGATAGCGTTGGACTTAAAAAAGCAATCACATCAGACAACAACGATTATTCACCTGCAATCAGTCGATACAAAAATGTGAAGGTGCTATACATTGATGACTTTTTGAAAACAGAGAAAGGCAAACAACCAAGTGCAGCTGATATCATGCTGGCATTCGAAATCTTAAATCACAGATACATCAATAAGGACTTGATTACCATCATCAGCACTGAACGTTCAGTAGATGAATTGATTGAAATTGATGAAGCGATTGGTTCACGTATCTATCAACGTTCAAAGAATTACTGCATTGAGTTAGCACCAGACAAAACCAAAAACATGAGGATGAAAGGATTGTTCAAATGAATCGATTTAGAAAAGAAATTGATTATTATCTGTATAATTTCGCAAAGCTCAAGACCAGCACCAAGAAGGAAGATATCAAGTGGGTTAAGATCATAAGCGAAATTAGAGAGAAGTATGAAGGCACAGAGTATGGCCGGTTGATTGAACTTAAGTGGGATCAGAAGTTGAGTGAAGAAAAAATTAAGATGTTGATGCACATTGAAAAAACAACCCTATATGCATGGATGAACAAAATCATCAATGAAATCACATTGAAAGCAGCGTATCAAAGATTAATTAAACCTTACTGATATCGAGTAAGAGGAAGTAATTTTTGCACAAAATTAAGGAGGCATAATGGAGGAACTACTTAATCGAGTTCATCAAAAAATGAACGAAGAAATGAACCAACCACATTCCAGATTTGAAGATGCAATTCATAACTGGCTATCTGAACAAACATCAAATCAAAAGTTGCTAGAATCAATCTTAAAAGAAGGCAAAACCATTAAAGATGCAGCATCATTTGTAATCAACAAAGCACAAAAACAAGCAGAAAGAAATGTAGCTGCAGTAAGTGATGATCAAGTTTGGAAATGGGTAGTTGAATACTTTACTGGAAGTGAAACTAAAGTATCAGGTGGATCAAGCGCTAAAGTTAGTAAATCAGATTATCAAGAAGAAAAGATTGAAAAGGTGGACAAGAAAACCGCAAAATCAATTGATTCAATCCTCGAAATGACTATTGATGATTCAGAGAAGATTAAAATGATTCAATCGTTAATTTCATCTGATAAGAAAGAATCTAAAGAACCAATAGTGAAAGTAGAAGATGCCACAATGTCAATATTTGATTTCGGTATCGAGGATGATCCAGATGAAGAATACTGTGAATCTTGAAGAACTATCCAAAGATATTCCACTTGAATTTTCGATACATGATTTGGTTAAAAAGAACGCACATCATTATCATTTTAGAAAAGGCAAAGAATATACATGTTCAAACTGTGGCAAAGTTGTTGAAGATTCTTATCCATCATGTCCAAATTGCCATTGTGAGCTAGAGCCATTTCAAATTAAATCTAATACAAATTATGCAAGGTTAAGTAAGCAGTTTTGGATAATTGCTCTACAAAAGACCAGTGATCGTATCGTGGAAAGATGGTTCATAGCATGTTTAGAAATAAATCGATTTTCTTTAGTTTCTGAAGTATCGTATGAAGAAGTCGAAAGAAACACCATTATGAATGGTCAAATATCTTCAATCAGTAAAAGTAGATATTACTTAAATCAAGGTGAATGGTGCTATGGGTATAAGTATGTAGATAATTTCAATGGTAAAACTCCAAGAAAGAGAATTGAGATATATCCTCAATATAGTCAAATGAAATCTTGGTTAAGTGATACTGAGTTGAAATATACAACTATTGGTGATTGGTTCGAAAAACAAGAAGAACCTAATACAAAATCATATGCAGTATTTGCAAAGTTAGCATTTGCAGCTAAATACTCATGGATTGAAAAAGTGTACAAGTCCGGTTTAGTCAATTTGTGGCTTGATCTAATTCAATCTTATCAAGTTGATTTTAGAAGAGCTAAACCATCGAAGATACTGAAGTATAGAAATTTATTAATCAAAGTCAATGCTGGATGGCCACAGTTTTATGCAATAGATAGATTTACTCAAATTAAGCAATCATTCTCACTAGATTTGATTAAAAAGATCAACACTGCTGATCAAGTCAACAATATTGTCAAAGTATATCAAATAACCAAAATGCCAATTCAAAAGATAATGAATTACATCAATACGTTTGATGTTGGTGGGTACAGTATCGCAACTTACATTGACTATCTGAACATGATGAACGAAGTGTATCAAGCAGATTTCAATGAATTAATGGCATTTCCAAAGGATTTAATCAAAGCTCATGATGATGCTGTTGAAAAATTCAATGCGCCAACACATGAAAAAGAAGTAGAACAATGGAAAACAGTTAAATCATCAATCATGAAATATGCTTATCAAAATAGCAAGTATGCAATAGTTATCCCAAACTCTATACAACATGTACTTAACGAAGGTAAAGCATTACATCACTGTGTTGGTTCATACGTTCCTAAAATAGTTGAGGGTAAAACAACAATCCTGTTTATAAGAGAAGTTGATAACATCAATAAACCATTCTATACGCTCGAATATAACAATAATTCTGTAATTCAATGCAGAGGAATGAGAAATCAAACAGCACCAATTGAAATCAAAGAGTTCTTAAGCGAGTGGGAAAGACACTTGAATAAAAAAGCAAAGAAGAAGCAAGTCAGAATGCCTGAAATGGCTATGTGTGCATAAGGATAGATTATGCCAAAAATCAAAAAGAATAATCACATTTATGCGATTTATAAAGGTGAAGAATTCTTGTTCGTTGGCAGCAAAGAAGAGTGTGCTGAATATCTAAACGTAAAGCCATTTACTATTTACTTCATGAGTTCACCAACGTATCGAAAAAGAAGAGCTAATAGTAAAAATGCTTTATTAACAATCAGATTAGAAGATGAATAATTAATCAACCAATGAAAGGTACTAAATATGATAAACAAAATTGTCAAATTATTAGGTTCAAAACAACCAGAAGCAGAATTCCCTATTGCTGCATTCACCAATCCACCAGGCGCAGGATTTAATAACTGGATCAACTACTGCATGGCAATGCGAAGAAAAAACATCCTTAAAATCAAACAAAGAAACAGAAAGAGAGGTTGATCAATGGGATATGTCGCAATGGCCATGTTTGGTGGCACAGTAGGATTCATAGTTGCAGTGTTGATGTGTGCATCTGGTAGAGCAGCTGCAGAAGAAGAATTATTTAGAATGTATGAAGTGTTAAAACAATATAAGGAGATTGAACATGATCATCAAAACAGCTAATGGTGAGATTATAGCAGATGTCGACTTAATTCATATTGAACAATCAGATTCAGGATTAATTGCGATATTTGGAAAAACAATAAGTGGAATTAAAATTCTACTTGCTAGATGTGAATCACTTGAACAAGCAAAGCAACTGGTCAATAACATCTATCAATTGATTCCAAATGCATTGAGTTTAGATCCAGCTGATGCAGTTCAAAAAGGGGTAGAAATCTCATAAAAAAACACATCGATTTTTTCAAAAAGTATTGAGTTTAAAAAACACGCAAAAAAGCCAGTGTTTTACTGGCTTAAATGCATGTTTGGTTAGTGAAATATAATGTTAGGGTTATTTTACATTAGAAAGATAAGGAAATATGAATACTTTAACAGCAATTCTTAAGCGACAAAATGAATTGATTCTGTTCATGAAAATGAAAAAAGTGTCAGTTCAAGAAATGTCTAGATTAACCGGTATGTCTATGAAATCAATACAAGGATATATTGATGGAACATATTCGATAACATCATTCAAGTGGGACATTATCAAAAGTGCTATGGATAAATACTGCAATAACATCGTTCCACCACCAGCACCAAAGGTAGACAATAAAAGCATCATTCCTGCATTCGTGATTGAATCATTAACAACACGTGGAAACACAATTATCTTGAAAAAGAAGATTAAAAAACGAGAGCAGCAGTTCTTGGATGAGCTGCTGAAACGTGGATTCAATTGCAGGATGTATGACACCGGTGATGATCACTGGGTAATTGAAGATACAGAAAGGTACACCAAGACAATATGAGTGAAGCTGCAGAAGTATTAAAAAGAAAACTTGGTTTAGTGGTCACTGATTTAATAAATATAAAAAACAAAATCAAAACCATTGAAGATAGAAAAGTGTTAAGAGATTATGCTGAAACTATCGCAAGTTTATCAAGTGAGATTTATTGGTTAATTAATGATGCACCAGTAAGGCCAGAGGTCACAGATGGTGAAGAAGATTAACAAACTGCCATGTGACTTCTGTGAGAAGTGGCAAGAAGTCAAAACACACAAAGGATATGTGTTGTGTGATGAGTGCATTAAGTTGTTTGAAATCAAGCAACCACTAAAACACGAAAGGATTCAATTGGATCTATGGAAAAGACAATCAAACTATACTCAATCGTAATCACGCTGCTTGCAATAGCATTACTGTTCACAAATCAAAAACTCACAACATTGAATCGTGAGCTGCTGGAAGTGAATTATGAATTGATTAACATCAGCAATGAACTACTTGAGCAAATTGACACAAAGCAAACAGAGTACACTGATTTGATGGTTATGTACTTAAATGCTGAATATGATGCTATGACACGAGTTGTAAAAATCTACTGTGGTGATTAGAAAGGGAACATATGAAAGTTACAGACAAATTAAGATTAATTGCTGATCTAATGGAAGAAGGAACTGATTTTCAAATCAAGTCAGATTTAGATATCAATCCAAAGAATGTGATTATTGGATTACAAGAACTTGATTATTGCTATATTGCTGAGCCAATTAGTATCAACAATGAAGAAAGATTCCTGCTCAAGCGATTTGCAACAAAGTATAAATGGATTAAAAGAGATGCAAATGGTGTGATTATTGTAATTGCAGCAGGTAGTTTACAACGAAAAATGCCTAATGTGTTCTTTGAATTATTTAACTTCATGAATGAAAATGAAGAATATGTCATTGATGATTTATTAAGTGGTAAAGTATGCAAGATACATCGATGAGTGAAAAGAACATACCAAAACCAATGGTTAAGGTGGAAGTTGATTTATTTGGTGATTATGAGTACCAGTGTCCAAATAGGTGTGGATTTATAAGAAAAGGAAGGACATATGAATCTAGGTGTCCTATATGCGAACAAGCAATTCAATGGGAGGAACGATGAACATTAATGAATTAAAAAAATATACAGGTTACTATGATACACTTGGCCAAGCAATTTATCAGGATGATATTATCATTGCAACAATGGGTAATATTACGGAAACTCATGTTGTTCAGTACAACGAAGGTGTTTGGTCTTGGAATGGCTATGCTTTGAAAGATGTGATTAAAAGTAGCAATACAAGAGTGGTTGGAAAAATGCAAAAACAATCTCAAACTTTGGATAGTTATCATCAAGATATCAGATATTGGTCATTGAAAAGAGGACTAAATAAAGCTGATCCAATGAAACAGATGGTAAAACTTATGGAAGAAATCGGTGAATTGGCAAATGGACTTAATAAGAGTAATGAAGAAGTGATTATTGATAGTATTGGTGATGTATTTGTGGTTTTAACGATATTGTGTCAGCAATTAAAAATTGACTTAACTTCATGCGTTGCAGCTGCATACGATGAAATCAAAGACCGCAAAGGGAAACTGGTTAATGGGATATTTGTTAAAGAGCAGGATTTAAAAAAGGAATGAATATGAAAATAGATCCAAAAGAAATTAATTTATTGCTTGAAGATTCTTTAACAAGAAACATACTATTCTCACATATAGAAAATGAAAGTCTTAATCAAGAGAACAGTATTCGAAAAGCAAAAAGAAAAGAAATTTATGAACCAGTACGATTTAAGTGTGAGGTAAAAGATGAAACCAAGTAAAGAACACCTAATTGAATACATTAAGTTGACTATTTTATTTCACGAACCTAAAGACCATGTGACTTTGTTGGGTGATATCTTTGATGAAATTGATATATTAAAAGCAATCAAAGATGAGCTAGAAAATGAGAATAGGTAAGTTCGTAGTTAAGCAAAGCACATTGAAGTCAAAGAAGATTGACACGAAGTTCTATTTACAGGTTCTATTTAGATCAGCAGTGATAGTCAGTGAAGTAGTTAATAAGCTCAATAAAACAATTGAATATAAAGCCATTTGTGATCAATTCGATGATGTAAAAGAAGGTGATGAAGTACCATACTACACCTATCAAATCATTAGGAAAGAAAACAAAGTTAAGTTCACAAAGGTTACATAAAAAAAGTTCGGAACAATCCGAGCTTTTTATTTGTGATATTTTTAGTATAGAGAGGTAGGTGATTTGCACATGGCACAAAGTAAATGGCCACAAGTTGAAGATAAATTGTTGCTAATTGAAAAGTGGGCAAGAGATGGTTTAACAGAGTTGCAAATCGCTAAAAATCTTGGGATTTCAAAAACAACACTTGAACAATACAAGAAAAACTATCCTCACTTAAAGAACACCTTAAAAAAAGGTAAAGAAATTATCATTACTGAACTTGAAAATGCGCTCATAAAAAAGGCGCTTGGTTATGAATACGAAGAAAAAAAGGTGTACACAAAGACTGAAGATGGTGTCACCACAACCTATACAGAGATTACAAAGAAGCACCAACCACCAGACACTGGTGCATTGTTTGGTTTGTTGAAGAATAAAGATCCTGAACACTATTCAGACAATCCTCAAATGCTAGAACTTAAACGACAAGAACTAGAATTGAGAAAGAAGCTAGCAGAAACAAATGGGGATTGGTAATGGCATCTCATAAATTATTATCTGACTTCTACAAATCAAAAGCATGGATTAACTTAAGAAAAAACCTAATGCTGGAACGCACAGATCCATTGCAGGGATTACTGTGTGAATACTGCAAGCAACCTATACTTAAAGACATTGAATGCATCGGACATCACAAGAAAGAACTAACAGTTAACAATGTGAGTGATGCAAATGTATCACTGAATCCAGATAACATCATGCTGGTGCATCATCGTTGTCACAATGCAATTCATGATCGCTTTGGTCAGTGGATGCCACAGAAAGTATTCATCGTATATGGTTCACCATTAAGCGGTAAGACCACATATGTAAAGAATAGCAAAGGAAGAAAAGACATTGTGCTTGATATGGATGAACTTTATGAAGCAATTACACTTCTTCCAATCTATGAGAAGCCAAATGAATTGGCGCTTAATGTGTTTCAAATCAGAGATTTAATTCTAGATCAAATCAAAACAAGAACAGGTAAGTGGCAGCAAGCATGGATCATTGGTGGTTATCCACTACAAACAGAACGTGAACGCTTGGCCAATCAACTTGGCGCAGAGCTTATCTATGTAGAAGCATCGGAAGAAGAATGTTTATCACGCTTATATTCCGATGAGAAGAAACTTCCTTATCGTTCCGAGTGGGAACAGTACATAAGGGATTGGTTTATCAAGTACAGACCGGATTGAAATAAAAGTTCCTCCTTCCTTTTCCCTTTCAAAGACCCCCCCAAGTCCATCTACATCCGGTCTGTAGTTGAACTGTGCAAGGGGCAACAGATACACGCAAAGGGAAAAAATCAGATTTCTTGAAAAGTTTTGGGAAAAGTTTTGAAAGTATAACAAGCAGTTCAAAAAGTACAGAAAGGCGGTGATGTCATGATAAATTCAAGCAATAATCCAGAGCTTGTTAAACTCATTTCTATTTTTGAAAAAGTAGATGCAGAGAAACAAAAACTGGTTGAAAAAACGATTGAACACACTGTGTTTTTGTCAGATGAATTAGATCGATTAAAGGTTCAAATTTCAAACACTGGTGGAATGGTAAGAATTCATCCAGACAATCCAAACCTTCAGAAGCCAACAGAAGTTGGAAAGCAGTACTTGAAAACACTTCAAGCATATAACTTATGCATCAAAACCCTTAATAGCATTCTGAGCAGAAACCAAGTGGATGAAGAAGATGGATATGACCAGTTCATACAAAGATACGATGACTAATGTTGAAGTTTATCAGTCAATCACATCAGGTATCTCTTACAAAATCACTTATTTAGAACAGTATTTCAATGAGATCAACACTGGCAAAATCATTGTTGGCCAAGAATTATACACTGTACTTAGTAAACTAATTCAAGATTTAAAGAGTGATAAGTATTTCTATGACACTAAAGAATCACATCGAAGAATTAGTTTCATTGAAACGTTCTGTAAGCACAGCAAATCACCGTTCTATGGTAAACCATTCATTCTCGAACTTTGGGAAAAGGCACTGATTGAAGTCATTTATTCATTCAAAAGAGTTGCGACAGGATTAAGAAGATTCAAACGTGTAATCTTGCTGATTAGTCGCAAGAATGGGAAATCAACTCTAGCAGCTGCATTAGCATTCACTGAATTAATGCTAGGCAATGGTGGTTCAGATATCGTGTGTTCATCCAATGATGATGCACAAGCTGGAATTATCTTTGATGAAATTGCAAATATGAGAGAACTGTTTGATCCTAAAGATAAACGAACTCATAAGAATCGCAAAATCATCATCAACAAAAAGAATAAATCGAAGGTGTTCAAGCTCACAGAGAAAACGCAGAAAAAAGAAGGTTACAACATTGAGTTTGGCATCCTGGATGAATCGCATGAGATGAAAGACAATTCGATTGCGAAACCAATTCAGCAATCACAATCCACCAAAGATGAACCGTTGTTTATCAACATCACCACTGAAGGATTTATCAATGATGGGTATCTAGATAAAGAGCTGCAGTATGCAAGACGTGTAATTGCTGATGAGATTGAAGATGAAACGATTCTTGCATGGCTATATACGCAAGATTCAGAAGCTGAAATATGGCAAGATGAAACATCGTGGCACAAGTCAAATCCATCACTTGGCATTATCAAAAAATGGGATTACTTACGAGATGAAATCAATAAAGCCAAGCATGATAAAGGTGATCGTATGTATGTGCTTGCTAAAGATTTTAATATCAAGCAGAACAATGCTGAAGCATGGTTGATGGAACAAGATTACATCAATAACTCAAAATTTAATCTTGATGATTTTATTGGTTCAATCGCTCTTGGTGCAGTGGACTTGGCAGAAACAACTGACTTAACTTGTGCCAAAGTTCTACTGATGAAAAAGGGTGATCCTACAAAATATGTTTATACCAAGTACTTCATTCCTGAATCCAAAGTTACACAAGGGTTCATTGATGATAAGAAAGACTATCTAGAATGGGCAAGAAAAGGATTTATTGAGATTACTGAAGGAAATGAAGTTGATTTATCACGTGTAGCTGACTGGTTCTATGAGTTGTTCAAGAACTATAAGATTCGATTATTTAAAGCAGGGTATGATAATCGATTTGCTAAAACGTGGTTAAAGTCAATGGACAACTATGGATTTGAAACAGAGCGTGTTGATCAGAATCGCTGGACAATGTCCAATCCAATGAAACTTCTTGAAGCAGATTTAAAAGCTGGTCTTGTCAATTACAACGATAACGAAGTTGATCGTTGGTGTCTTGGAAACACTGGCATCAAAATTGACAATTTAGGATTTGTCATGCCAGTCAAAGTGAATGATGCGAGAAATCGAAGAATTGATGGTGCTGTGACAAAAATTATTCTATATGCTATGTGGCAACGATATCGGACAGAGTTCCTAGAAATGTTGAGGTGATCGAATGGGACTAATTGATTCATTAAAAAATTTATTCAAAGAACAGAAGCCATCAACATCTTCTTATGCTGATTTATTAAGTGGATATTTGCCAATGTATTCTCAATTTGGTCAAAACATTTATTCAAGCGATGTTGTTCAGCAAGCAATCAATTGTATTGCATCTGAAATAAGCAAGTTGCAACCAAGACATGTTCGATTTGATGGTGACATGCAAATCAACGTGAATAGTTCATTGAATAAACTCTTGAAAAGATCGCCAAACGAACTAATGACCACAAGAGATTTTCTTGAAAAATGCACTTGGCTATTGTTCTTCAATTACAACGTGTTCATTTATCCAATTTTTGATTTCAAAGTTGAGAATGATGGTTCAGTATCGAGGAATTATAAATCTTTATATCCATTACAACCTCAACTTGTTACGTTTTTACAAGATGCATCAGGGAAAATGTTCGTTGAAATGACATTCAAGAATGGTCTGAAATCTACACTTCCATATGATCGTTTAATCCACTGGCGATATCGATACTCAGTGAATGAATTCATGGGTGGTAATGACAATGGACAACCAGATACAGCTGCACTACTAAAAACAGTGCAGATGAACCATCAATTGCTCGAATCAGTATCTAAATCACTTGAGTATTCAATGAAAATTAATGGTCTACTTAAAATCAACACCATGCTAGATGGTGAAAAGATGGAAGCAGAGATTCGAAGATTTGAACAAATGATTGCAGATAACAAAAGTTCAATCCTTCCTGTTGATTTGAAATCAGATTATGTACCAATAAGACCTGATCCAAAGTTGATTGATCCTAAAACACTTGAATTTATTGATTCTAAAATCTTGCGACACTTTGGTGTATCAATTCCAATATTAACCGGTGATTACACTGATGAGCAGTATCAGGCATTTTATGAAAAGACAATCGAACCGCTTATTATTTCGTTAGGACAAGCATTTACAAAAGATTTGTTCACAGATAGAGAAAAGGATTTCAACAATGAAGTCATCTTCTATCCAAACAAGTTGTTATTTACAAACACATCAAAGAAAGTGGCCATTGCTGACATTCTAGGTAATCGTGGTGCATTAACAAACAATCAGCTGCTTGAAATGTTTGGTTATCCACCATATGAAGGCGGTGATGTTCGATTAGTATCACTCAATTATGTGGATGTAAAGATAGCAAATAAGTACCAGATGATAAAAGCAAAAACAGAAGGGAGTGGTGATGATGCAAAAAACGAAAAATGAATTGCCAATTAATGAATTAATCGCTCGTGATCGTTTCTTTGAAACAGAATTCAGAGCTGAAAGCACTGATGATTCCAATAAAATTATTGGTCGACCAGCAGTGTATGGCCAACAAACTAATATTGGTGGAATGTTCTTTGAAGTAATTGATCGTGGTGCATTTGATGAAACAGACTTCACAGATGTGTTGTTATTCATCAATCACAAGATTGATAAGATTCCACTTGCACGAAGTCGCAGAAACAATGGAAGCAGCACCATGTTGATTAAACCTGATGATGAAGGTATTCTGATTGATGCTTCTGTTGACACAGATAACCACTACGAAGCAAAGGCACTTTATTCTGCAGTGTCACGTGGTGATATCAAAGGTATGAGTTTCATGTTCCGAGTTAAAGAACAGAAATGGGAAAACTTGGATTCTGACATGCCAACTCGTAGAATCACAAAGGTAGCAAAAGTGTTTGAAGTAAGCGCAGTAAACTGGCCAGCTTACGAAGGCACAGATATAAACGCACGTGATGCTAGGTCGCTGGAGAGCGATTTGAAAGCGCTGGAAAGCGCTCGTGCTGCATTGGACAATGCAAAACCAAAAAGCAGTGAATTAGAAGTGTTGAAGTTAAAATCTAAAATACTTGGAGGTAAATAACGTGATTTTAGAACAATTAAAGAAATTACTTGCGACAAAGGAAGCTCGTAAACAAGAGCTTACTACCAATGCTGACAAATCTGAAGATGTGGTTGAACTTCGCTCAATTAACAGCGAATTAACATCATTAAATGGTGAAATCACTGAACTTCGTGGGATGATTGCATCTGCTGAACAACAAGAATCTTTGAATCCAGTTCAAACTTATGTTCAAAACGTGGCTACTCAAGCACGTGGTGCTGATGCAGATCCATTTGATACTCTAGAGTATCGCCAAGCATTCATGAAGTTCGCTCAAACTGGTGCATGGGAACAACGTGCTGATGCAGTTACAACTGTGACTGATGCAGCTAAAGTCATTCCTACCACCATCATGAACGAAATCATCAAAGAATTAAAAGTTCGTGGACAACTGTTTGCACGTGTTCGCAAACTTAATGTACAGGGTGGTGTTCAATTCCCAATCTTGTCATTAAAACCAGAAGCATCTTGGATCACTGAAGCATCTGCTTCTGAACGCAAAAAAGTTCAAGCCAATACTGCAGTAGTATTCAACTACTATGGTCTAGAGTGTAAAGTTGCGACTTCATTAATCGCAAACATTACTTCACTTCCAATGTTTGAAGAAGTCATTCGTAGTTTAATCGTTGAAGCAATGATGACTGCTCTTGATTCTGCAATCGTTGTTGGTGATGGAAGTGGTAAACCTCTTGGAATCACTCTTGACACACGTGTTGCAAGTGGTCAAAAAGTCACTTTAGATCAAGCTGAATTCTCTACTTGGTCTGCATGGAAGAAGAAAGTATTTGCAAAAATCCCTCTTGCTTATCGTTCTGGTGGATTATTCATCATGGCTGCTTCCACTTGGGAAGGTCAAATTGATGGAATGGTTGATGAAAACAAACAACCAATTGCACGTACCAACTACAACATTACTGATGCAATCCAAGAACGCTTCAGTGGTAAAGAAGTACTACTCGTTGAACCAGATGTTGTTGCTGATTACGATGCAGCAGCTGAAGGCGATGTAGTAGCAATTTACTTCAAGCCAAGTGATTATGGAATCAACTCAAATCTTCAAATGACAATGAAACGTTATTTTGATGAAGATAAGAATCAATGGGTTGACAAAGCAATCATGGTTGCTGATGGTAAATTACTCGATCCTAAAGGTGTTGTGATTATCAAAAAAGGCGCAGCACCAGCTGAATAAACACTAAAGGAGTAACTGACATATGACAGCGGTTGAATTATTGAATAAAGTTAAAACTGGTTTAGGTGTCAATGGAACGTATCAAGATTCTACTATTACACTTTACATCAATGAAGTTAAAGCATTCTTGAAATCATCCGGTGTTCATGAATCAGTGATCAATAGTGATTCCGCTGTCGGTGTCATTATTCGAGGTGTTTCTGATTTATGGACACTAGAAGGTGGTTCAGTACGTTTCAGTGATTACTTCAACAAACGTGTAATTCAATTATCATTAGAACCACCAATTGAGGTGGAAGATGTATAGACCAAAAGAAGCATCAACAATGATTGTTCCAGCAAAGCTACTCAAAAGAGTTGTAACCACAGTCAGTGGTGCTAAAGAAATCAGCTATGTTGATGCACCACAAAACGCAATCTTCTTCTGCAACTTTAAGACATTTGGTGGAACTGAAAGTGTGGTCAATGGAAAACTAGTGATTGAAAACACTGCTCAAGTCACCACATGGTTTAGACCAGATGTGAAAGCATCTGATCGAATGATCCTTCTTGATGATTTGTCGGAATGGGATATCATCAGTGATCCTGAAAACATTGAAAGGCGCAATCAATTCTTGGTTTTCAAAGTCAGAAAGGTAACTGGTGGTGCATGATGGCAAATTCAATAAAACTTAATTTAAAAGGTCTTGATGAGCTGCTTGAAAGAATAAAAAAAGCCGGTGGAAGCATTGAGCAAGCTGCAGAAAAAGCACTTGTTGAAAGTGCTGAACCTTTCTTTGATGATTTAAAAGCTGGTATTGCTGAACATCGATTAACTGGTGAAACTGAAAGATCATTGAGAAAAAACAAAGTTGAGTGGGAAGGTGGTAAAGCATCAGTTAAGATTGGTTTTGATATCAACAATGGTGGCTTACCAGCATTATTTGTGGAGTATGGAACACCAACTCAAAAAGCACAACCATTTATCAGACCGGCCATTGTCAAGAATAAACCGAAGGCAAAACGCATTCAGCAAACTGTTCTCAATAACATACTGAAGGATCTAGAAAAATGAACGTAAGAGATATATTAATCAATGCGCTTCAACCAATAGGTTATGAAGTAAGTTTACAGGGTAGTTATGCTGCTGATGAACCTTTGCCGGATTCCTTTATCACTTACCAAATTGTCACTAGTAATGATCGCTCATTCTATGACAATAATCCTAAAATTTCAAATTACACAATTCAAGTTGTGTTCTACTCAAAGAAAATGAGTTTAATCAAGACTGTTCCTGATCTAATTTATTCCGGTTTGAAAAATGCCGGTTTCACTAGACAGGGAAAAGGTCGAGATATACCATTCAACACTGATTATTATGGTTGGATGGTTGAGTATTTCTACACAGAAAGGAATGATTGAATATGCTTGAAGCTCACAAATATGAAGAATATCAAGGTTTTGATTCACTCTACTATGCTGAAATTACAAAGGATGATGCTACTGGTTTCACAGCTGGCACACCTGCAATTTTAGCACCAGCTGGCGAAATTTCAGTATCAACTGAAAATGCTTCTGCTATCCGATATTATGACAACCAAGCATGGGCAGTGGTAAGTTCTGAAGGTGCTGACACTGTGAACTTGGTTGTACCAATTCTTCCAGCTGCACTGAAAGGATTATTGACTGGTAAAGTGGTTGATACAGTCACTGGCGCAGTGTTTGATACTGGCGAACCAGAAACAAAGTACTTTGCGATTGGGTATCGTTTACGATTCACTGATGGTTCATATCGATATGTATGGCGACACAAAGGAACGTTCCGTATTGATTCAGAAGAAGCCAAAACAAAGGACAATTCAACTGATACCAATAACCAAACACTTATCTTTACTGGCATGAACACCAAGTTCAGATTTGATATGCCAGATGGTAAGAAAAAACCAAGCAAACAAATTGTGGTTGATGAACGTGATGAAAAAGCAGATGTAACCAATTGGTTTACTACTGTTATCACACCAGAAACCATCGTGCCACTAGTAGAATAAGGGGTAAAACATGAAGCCAACAATCAATTTGAAAATCTATGATGAACAAGACAATGTAATTGCTGAATTTGAAACATCTCGAATCCGTTGGGGTTTTCTTGAAGATGTTGTTGAAATCAACGAAATCATGAAAGATAAAAGCGAAGTTGAACAGTTCAAAATGATGGGTGAAATGGTTCAAAAATTGTTCCCTGCATTAACTAATGAACTGTTGCGACAAGCCGATTATCTAGATGTTCAAAATTGCTTTAATCAAATCAAGAACATTGCTAATCGAATTGAGGGTACTGGCTCAAAAAACGTGTGAGTGGGGTAGCAACTGAACATGCTACTCCACTATCACTTGAAATGTTCGAGATGATCATCAATATATGCAATGTGTTTCCTTCGCTTAATCCAATTTCAATACGAGATACAGATGCATTAGAAGTGATCAATTTGATTAACAAGATGATTTGCAAAGGCAAACATCATGAAGAAATGGTAAATCAACCAAAAAAACAAAGAGTATTGAAGTATGCAGATGAAGTTAATTGGTGCTGAAGGGCAGGTGATGGAATATGTCAGAAAGTATTGGTGGTAAATGGACATTAGATATTACTGATTTGCGTAGTGGAATTACTGAAGCAAATCGTTTAATACGTGTCGCTGATTCTGAATTCAAAGCTGCTGCAGCTGGAATGGGTGACTGGACTAAAAATGCAGATGGCCTAACAGCAAAGATTAAATCATTGAATACTATTGTGGATGTTCAAGAACAGAAGGTTAGTGCATTAAAAAAAGAATATGCTGATGTTGTCAAAGAAAAAGGTGCTAACTCTAAAGCTGCTCAAGATTTAGAAGTTAAAATCAATAATGAAACAGCATCTTTGAATAAGAATAAGCTTGAACTTGAAAAGACACAAACAGCACTAAATAACTTTGGTGTTGAAACTGTTGATACTGCTAAAAAGCAAGAAGAATTAAAGAACAAAACTGAGCAAGTGACAGAAAAAGTCAATGACTTTGCGAAAAAGGCATTGGTTGCAGTAACTGCTGCAGCTGCAGCTGCTGGTGCTGCTTTGTTTAAACTTTCTTCTGATGCAGGTAAATTTGCTGATGACATCATCACCATGTCAAATAAGACAGGGATATCAGTAAGAGAACTTCAAGAGTTGGATTATGCAGCACGATTTGTTGATGTTTCTGTTGATACAATGGCATCATCAATGAACAAGTTAACACGTACAATGGATTCTGCACGTGATAGCATGGCCGGTGGCAATAAAAACTTAAATGCACAAGCACAAGCTTATCAAAAGTTAGGTGTTCAAGTTACTAATACTGATGGATCACTTCGAAACAATAAAGAAGTGTTTTATGAAGTCATTGATGCATTAGGTCAGATGACCAATGAAACTGAACGTGATGCAATTGCAATGGAGTTGTTTGGTAAATCTGCTGTTGAGTTAAATCCATTAATTAAAGCAGGTTCAGATGAGTTAAATCGATTGGCTAAAGAAGCTCATCAAGTTGGTGCAGTTGTCAGTGATGATGCAGTTACTGCTTTAGGTCAATTTGATGACAATATGAACGTTTTGAAGGCATCAACAGAAGGGTTAACTAGACAAGCATTAGCCGAATTAATGCCATATATTAATGATTTAGTTAATTCTTTGAAAGAAAATATGCCAGCAATCATTGAAGGCATTAAAGGATTCATTGATTTTGTGATTGAAAATGCACCTAATTTGATTTCATTAATTGGTGGTATTGCAGCAGGATTATTGGCATGGAATGTTGTTTCAATGATTCAAGGCATAATCACTGGTATTAAAGGGTGGCAAGCTGCAACTGAAGGTATGACACTTGCACAGAAATTACTAAACATCGTAATGGCAGCAAATCCAATTGGCATAATCATAACTCTTATTGCAGCTTTGATTGGTTGGTTTGTAACCATGATGGCAACGAACGAAGAATTTAGAAAAAAAGTAATTAAAGTTTGGAATGATGCATGGGCAAAAATTAAAGAAGTTGGCGATAACATCAAAAAGTTCTTTACTGAAACATTACCAGAAGCATTCAACAATATAGGTGAATTCTTTAAGGACATTGGTAAGTGGATAGTCGAAGGTGTGTGGAATGGAATCAAAGGAATGGGCAATTGGATTAATGATAAAGTTGGTGGTTTCTTTGGTGGCATGGTTGATGGTGTTAAAAAATTTCTAGGAATCAATTCACCATCAAAAGTGTTTGCTGGAATTGGTGAGAACATGGCTTTAGGTTTAGGTGATGGTTTCACTGATGAAATGAAATCAATCAATAAAGAAATTCAGAACGCTATTCCAACATCAATTGGTACAAACATAGGTGTTGGGTTTAATCATGGCACTGGTGGAGTTGCAACTGGCTCAAACTTGAATTTCACACAAAACATCTACTCACCAAAGGCATTAACACCTTATGAAGTCTATCGACAAACCAAAAACGCAAGCCAGCAGTTGGCATTAGGGGTAGTTCGATGAAAGAAATAAGATTCGTAAATGATCGAGGATCATCACTGACATTAGGTGATGATTCCGATTATGTGATATTTGATATCAGTGGAATCAGTCCACCAAATGCAAACATCAGCACCAGTGCAATTGCTGGATTTGATGGTGCTACATTCATCAATAGTACTGTCAATCAAAGAAACATTGTAATCACACTCCATTTACGTGGTGATATCGAAGCTAATCGATTGAAATTGTATGATGTGTTCAAGATTAAGCGAAAAGGCACGTTTTATTATCACAGTGATCTCATTGAAGCTAAAATTGATGCTTATGTTGAAAGTGTAAATATCCCACCAATGTCATATCCTGTTCGTGCATTTATTTCATTGTTGTGTCCAAAACCGTATTTTGAATCATTAAATGAAAGAGCTGTAGACATCACATCAATTGATTATTTATTGGATTTCCCACTTGAAATCGTGTCACCTGGCATTGAATTAGGTTCACTCAACACAACAGATCCTGTCAACGTGATTAATAATGGTAATATTCCTATTGGCATGATTATTCAAATGAGAGCAAATGGTGCAGTAGTTAATCCAAAATTAATCAATACACAAACATTAGAGTTTATTGAACTGAACACTGAAATGGAAGCTGGTGATGTCATTACGATAAACACTGAAATTGGCCAAAAGAGAATTCAAAGAAATCGCAATGGCGATATTGATAATCTATTTAATGCTTTAGAGTTAGGTTCAACTTTCATTCAGCTGCATGAAGGCGATAACGTTTTAATTGGAGTTGCAGAAAGTGGTTCAAACTCATTATTTATTGAAGTTCAATATCGTGTGAAATACAGTGGGGTATAATCATGGAATTATTAGTCTACAATCATGATTTAGAACTCATTGGAATTATCGATGATGCTAAATCAATTATATGGCATCGAAGATATTACACTGCCGGTGATTTTGAAATTATTCTACCAGTCAATGAAATTAACATTGAATTGATTCAAAAACAGTACATTATCACCAAAAATGATTCAGTGGAATGTGGAATCATTGAAAACATTACAATTGAGCAAAGTGATGATGGTGAGCTGCTTAAAGCCATTGGCCGATTTGGTTCATCACTATTATCAAGAAGAATTGTGTTTAACACCACAATCATCATTGATACTTATGAAAATGCAATGCGACAGTTAGTGTATGAAAATGCAATAAATCCTGAAATTGTTGAACGCATTATTCCGAACTTACTTCTTGGAACACTTAACTCATTTTCTGATTCAGTTCAATTCCAAGTATCGTACAGAAATCTATTGGCCACACTTACAGGATTGTCAGAGAACAGTGGTATTGGGTTCAGAGTAAGGTTAAATCCTGCATATAAGAAGTTATATTTTGAAACATACAAAGCACTTGATAGATCAGTCAATCAAAGTGTTAATCCAAGAGTTATCTTCAGTAATGACTACGACAATCTTCTAGCATCGATTTATCAATCAAGTGACATGAAGTATTCCAATGTGGCACTGGTAGGTGGTGAAGGTGAAGGCGAAGATAGAAAAATGGTCATTGTTGGTTCAGGTGCTGGTTTAGATCGATATGAAGTGTTTGTAAATGCCAAAGAGATACGCATGGAAGATGACATCACTGAACCTCAATACTTTGCCATGTTAGCAACAAAAGGTGCAGAATCATTAATGCCTAAAGTTGAATATTTTGAAGGTAATGTTCTAGCTGAAAGTAATGTGATTTATAAAGTTGACTATGACTTGGGTGACATTGTAACGATTGAGAACACCAAATGGAATAAACGAATCAATGTTCAAATCACAGAAATCACTGAAGTCTATGATGAGAATGGTATTCAAGTTATACCAGTGTTTGGTCAATCATCACCAACGATTCAAGACACCATTCCAGAACGTGATACTTCTGGATCAGGTGGTAGTGGAAGTGAAATTGTAGTTACACCAAACAAAGCTCTAGTTTCTGATGCTGATGGCAATGTTGTATCATCAAGTGTTAGTGACACTGAACTTGAATATTTATCTGGTGTTACTTCAAACCTTCAAACTCAATTGAATGGTAAACAAGCAACAATCAATGGTGCTGCATCCACTGTAGTATCAAGTAATTTGACTGTCAATCGTGCTGTGATTTCAGATGCAAGCGGAAAGATTGCAGTATCTGTTGCAACATCTACTGAACTTGGATATTTATCTGGTGTATCATCAAACCTTCAAACTCAATTGAATGGCAAACAAGCAACAATCAATGGTGCTGCATCCACTGTAGTATCTAGCAACTTAAATGCTAATCGTGCTGTGATTTCTGATGCTAGTGGAAAAATTGCAGCATCAGCTGCAACATCAACTGAAGTTGGATATTTGTCTGGTGTAACATCAAATATTCAAAATCAAATAAATGAAAAAGCAAATAAGATCATTAATCTAATTGCTGGTAATGGGTTAACTGGTGGTGGAACATTAGAAATTAATCGAACATTTACACTAGGTACTCCAGGAACAATAACACCAACTTCTACAAACAGTGTATCATCAACATCACACACACATGATATAAGTTTTGATGTTGTTGAGTCATTTGGAACTAATTCAAACGGAAGTTATATTCGTTTTTCTGATGGGACTCAAATATGTTGGTATAACGATACAACTGGCATTACTACATCTAATGCAACTACACCTATTCGATGGAATGCTCGTGCTTTCACTTTCCCGGCTGCATTTATATTAACACCTTCAATATTACCAACTGTTTATAGAAGCACAAATAGTTTTGCATGGTCTGGGATTCAAGAAGAAAGTTCCAATGGATGCTCACTCTATATTTTATCGCCATATAGCACAACTGGATTTATTAGATATATTGCAATAGGAAGGTGGAAATAATGTTAATTTTTAGCCCTCAATTTAGTAATATTAAGTCTTCTTATAAGCTTGAAAATCAAAAGTTGACAATATCTATAGATGGAATTGAAGAAGTATTTGATTTTTCTGTAATGCCTGATGGAATTTTAGAACATGTTGAAGTTGAAATTTTGCCAATAAATCCAATATTATCAGCAAAAAAAAGTAACGGTATCTTAGAAATAATCGTTATCAAATTTTATGATGATGATGAAAAAATGCTTTATGAGGTAAATCATGAAAATTAAATGGAAAAAACAAAATGAAATAGAATTTGAAAATGAAACAGAAAATGAACTTTCCATTAATATCGAAAAGTTTAAAGACAGAAAATTTTGTGACCTATCATCAAAAGAAAAAGATGAGCTGTTAAGACTTATTGCATTAAACAATGGACTTATAAAACAATAGAAGGGAGTAAATGCTATGGCAATTAGAAGTGGATTTTTTAACAGCATCGGTGGTGATAGAACATACGATGCTTCTAGATTTGCTGAATACTTTTCAGCATTCATTGGAACTGGTGTATTTCCTGAACCAACAACCGGATTGCAAATTCAAGCAGACACAGGAATGGACATCAAAATCAAAGCTGGGAAAGCCTGGATCAACGGTTACATTCTAGTTAATGATGCGGATTATACTGAAGCAATTCCTTCAGAAGCAATTCTAAATCGAATTGATAGAATTGTTGTCAGATTACATTATGCAAATCGTGAAATGACAATAGTTCGCAAAGCAGGAACAGCTGCATCAACACCATCAGCACCAGCAGTGACACGTGATGCAAATATGTATGAATTGTCGCTTGGAACGATTGCTATCAATGCAGGAACAAGCACAATTACATCTGGCATGATCACAGACACACGTTCTGATAGCAATGTATGTGGTTTCGCTTCATCAACCATCACCAATCTTCCATATTTGACACCACAACGTGTTCTTATCTCAGACACAGATGGAACACTTATTGCAAGTTCAATAACACAAACACAACTTGAGTATTTGTCTGGTGTCAATTCAAATATTCAAACACAACTGAATGCAAAACAGGCCACAATCAACGGTGCTGCATCTACGATTGTGTCAAGCAACTTAACAGCCAATCGTGCTGTAATTTCTAATTCAAGTGGTAAAGTTGCAGCTTCAAGTGTGAGTAATACTGAACTTGAATATTTATCTGGTATCAATTCAAATATTCAAACTCAACTGAATGCAAAACAAGCCACAATCAACGGTGCTGCATCAACAGTTGTATCAAGCAACTTAACTGCTAATCGTGCTGTGATTTCTGATTCTAATGGCAAGATTGCAGTATCAGCTGCAACATCAACTGAAATTGGATATCTATCCGGTGTTACATCAGCAATTCAAACTCAATTGAATAATAAACTTGGTTCAACTGCACAAGCAAATGATTCATTAAGAGTTAATGGCCGAAGGGTAACAGTGGCAACTACTGCACCATCATCACCATCAGTCAACGATGTATGGATCGATACAAATTAAAGGTGGTGGCGTAAATGGCACAAGCTACATTTGGTTATAGCGCATTGAATCCTAACTGGGCAAGATGGGGTGGCATTCCGTACTTTGCCAACGTTGCTTTAAGAACAACTATGCCTGAAGATGGTACAGTCATAAAGATTGCTCTAAAGCTTGGAAGATATCGTGATGTGGATGTTCCACAAGCATGGGGTGCAATTTGGAATCGCAGTACAGGAAATCTGTTGTGTGCTGCAATCAGTCCACAATATCCAAATAATACTTATACCAATCTAGCATCACTTCAAACCTACACATTCGATCTACCAGAAACAAAGATTGCAGCTGGAACACCTTTATGGATTGGTTATGCAAAAACATCGAATGAAAGTAACAGAGCATTATACTGGGGTTCTAGACAATCATTAAGTGGACAAACAACTGATTATCAAGATGTATCACGTTCCACACCTGGAAACTTCAGTTCAGTATCTGGATCATATTCTAGTGAAGCATTGTGGGTAGAAGTGACATATCGAACTGGTGGACAAGTCAAAGTGTGGACTGGTGCTGTATGGGCTGAAAAGCCAGTGAAAGTATGGAATGGTAGCGCATGGGTTGAAAAGCCAGTCAAAGCATTTGATGGATCATCATGGAAAGAAAGCAATTAATGAAAGTGAGGTAATTCAAAATGAATACAACATTATTGCTCGAACAATTAACAGTGGCTATTGTGGTATCAGCAGTGGTCGTACCGACAGTCCAACGTGTCAAAGGATGGTTTCCTAGCGCTCGATGGGTGGAAGCATTTAGCGCATTGATTGCTGTCATGCTTGGATTCATCATGTCAAAGTACTACGCAGGATATGACACTTCAGCTAGCGCTTGGGTTGGATTCTATTCACTCATTGGCGCTGAAACGATTTATCGTTTAGTTGCTGAAAAACTAACAACTTATAAAAAATTACATGAGAATGATGAATTAGGTTTAGTCACTGGTATTGTTGCTGAAGAAATACTTGAAGAAAATAATGAGGTCGATGAAGGGAAGGTGGGTTAACATGAATGTTGTCAATCACGTTCTTAAAGCCACATCCTATAAAGTTACTTCACCATTTGGAATGAGAACATTAACTATTGGTGGGAAAACAACTACATCGATGCATTATGGCATTGATTTAGGGCCAAGAGTTGAAGTCATATCACCTGCACGTGGCAAGATAATTGAAGTTAGGACTACTGTGAAAGAAAGTCAAACAGCAGAGATTATTGCTAAAGCTATAACTTCATTGTACAGAGGTAATTACGTTTTTATTAAACATGGTAATGTAGTCACACGTTATGTGCATCTTGCATTTGGTTCAATTCCTACAAGAATTAAAGTTGGTGCAATTGTTGAAAAAGGTGAAGTTATTGGTACTGTTGGCAACACCGGTTACAGCACTGGGCCACATTTGCATTTTGAAGTATTAGAAGGATCTAAACAAGTTGATCCTGCAATTTACTTGACTGGTCAAAAAAACTTTGTTGATTACTACGATATTATTCCAATTAATCGTGAAGGAATGCCAACATTAAAAGTTAATGTCCAGCAATTAAACTATCGCAAAACACCAAATGGTGATCGAATTGGAACATTGCCACAAAACATAGTTCTACCTTACTTTGGTAAGTCACCATTAATTGGTGGCTATGAATGGGCAGAAGTGCTGTTTGAAAATCAGATTGTCTATTGTGCAATTCATCCAGAATGGAACTCAATTAACATTCCATTCAAAGTGCAAGAAGTTGAAAAATCAATTAACACAACATTGTCAAACGGTCAAATTGAGGTGACAGTAAAAACATTGTAAGTAGAAAGGCATGTGTTATGGATCAAACATCATTTAATGGCCAACTGCTGGTCGCAATTGCTATGATTGCTTCAATCTCAATTCCTTTAGGAACAATTATGTTGAAGCTCAATACAACACTCAATCGATTATTATTCACAATGGATGTAATTGAACGTAGGGTTGATAATCATGACATCCGATTGGATGAACAGGATGATGCACTTCGCAATGTTCAAATTAATTGCGCTAGGCATGGATATCGATCAGATGAAAGAAACCGCTAATCATTAGCGGTTTTTTGTTAGATAATTGTAAAGTTCTTCAGCTGTGATTTCTAATGTTCTGCAAACAGTCATAATGTTTGAAAACTCTGCTTTTAAAATGTTTTTCTTTCCAGTGATCCAATCACTGATAGTTGATTGTGGAATATTGGTAATCTTAGCCAGTTTATATCCACTCAATTCTTTCTGTTTAAGTAAGTCTCTAAATGTTCTTTTTGGATTCAAACCTAACATTTCAAACAGTTGAACGTGTGCTGAGTAAATTTTAGTTTGATCACGAAATGCGTTTGTAGTTTTTGAACTGATGAATGCTAATGCTTTTTCATCTGTTATTTCAATTATTTCTCCATTATTTTGATTTTCAATGAAAAATCTATAATCATGTCTTTCATCACCATTTATCCAGCGAAGATATAAACCATATTCATTTTGTAAATCTCTTTTGTTTTTAAGTGTTGTCATTTTATTTTCTCCTCTTTCATTATTTCCAATCAACATTAGTGCTATTTTTGATTGATTGTTTTGCTTCTTGAATTTGCTTTTCTGTTGGTGCTTTTCCATAGCATCGTGTGATGAATGCAATTGCTTGATCCAATGTCATTCCATCGAAGTAAGTATTAATCAATAAGTTTTTCATGTTCTGTACCTTTTCCTTTATTTACCTTACACCTATATTATAACGCTATGGCGTTATACTGTCAACCAATATATGTAAAAAATTATAAAAAAATACCACTTTTTTAAGTGGCATTAACTAGCTTTGCTATATGCATAAATTTGGGTTCTAGTTCTGACAAAAGGTAAGGTTAGGTACGGTTCATCTCCACCAAAATGCAAAACAACCGCTGAAAAGCGGTTTTTTTGACAGAAATATTCGATGTGTTAAGTAACGATTGATGCAACGATAAGATAACTATTAACGTGGTTTTTAAGGTAACTCTTACTGAATAGTTGACTGAACATATAAATGATAGTTATTCGACAAATCACTCCATCTAATTAATGCAAATCACTCCATCAAAATATTGCAAATCACTCCATTAAATGTTGCGTATTACATCTTAATGTTATATTATTCTTGTAAAGGGAGAAGTGTATGAACGCAAGATACCTTAGTAGAGTGATTGACAAAGAAATTGAATCCTATCTCGAAGCTTTTGGAGCGATACTGATCTCAGGGCCAAAGTGGTGTGGGAAGACGACTAGTGCATCAATGAAATCAAAAAGCATTTTGAAATTACAAGATCCAGACAAATCACAAGGATTTTTATTGACGGCACAAACTAAACCATCTCTACTACTTGAAGGTGAAAAACCAAGATTAATTGATGAATGGCAAATGGCTCCAGTTTTATGGGATGCAGTTAGAACATCCGTTGACGAGACTGGATTAGAGGGACAGTACATTTTGACGGGGTCAACAGCTATTGACGAATCAAAAATAATGCATACAGGTACTGGTAGAATTGCTAGACTAAAAATGTATACAATGAGTTTGTTTGAATCATTGGAGTCAAATGGAACCATATCTTTATCAAATCTATTCAATAACAAAAATGCTAACATTGATGGATGCAAGTCTGATTTGACAATTGAAGAGCTAATCTTTGCAACATGCAGAGGAGGATGGCCATCCAGTTTAAACAAAAAAACAGAGTCTGCAAAGTTACTTGTCGCAAAGTCATATGTTGAGAATATATTCTATAGTGATATTTCAACTGTCGATGGTAAACAAAGAGATCCTCTAAAAGTTCAAAGTTTACTCAGATCCTATGCTCGTAATATTGGTACAATCACTTCAAATAAAACAATTATTGATGATGTAAACTCAAACACAAACTTGTCAGAATCAGCTTATTATGAGTACATTAATGCTTTAAATAAGCTATTTGTGATTGAAGATATTCCAGCTTGGAATCC